GGGCATCGGCATTTGATAGTGTCAGCCCATCGCTGGTCAAAGTCCCTGTGATGTCTACGCCCGTCGCGCTCGTCACCAGCTTCGCGCTATCTGCATACGACAGTGTTCCGGCAGCGGTTTTACCGCCGATCGCGTTGATGATCGTGTCGAGGCTGTCGAAGTCTGTGTTGATCTTCGTTCCCCACGTATCTTCTGACGCGCCTACCTCTGGCTTCGTTAAGCCATATGCCGTTGTTGTCGTATCTGCCATGTTCTATCTCCTATGCCGCATCGGCCCAAGTTTCGCTTGAAGCTGATGCCGGTGTCCAATCCGTCGATGTGGGGGATACAGCCGCCCAGCTCTCTGGCGTGCTGCCTGCATCTTGCCACGTTTTGCTGTTTTCCGCAACAGGCGTCCACGTCTCAGGCGTGTCAGGCTCAGGCTCCCACTTCTTGCGACCATTTGCGACCACAGAAGCCGCGCAGGCAATAACCGACGCAGCATTCTGCACGCGGTTGCATGTGGCGCTGACAGTTGCTACGCAGGCAGCGGTGGCGCTGTCCTCGAATATCGCAACGGCGCTTGCCGTTGTGGATGCCTGCACAGCAATCGCAGCAGCGCCATCACGAACCCTCTCAGCAGACGAAGCGACAGTTGCAGAAGCGGATACGGAAGCGGAGCCAATATGCACGCGCTCAGCCGCAGCCGTAACGCTGGCAGACGCCGCAATCGTGGCAGACGCCTCCCTGACGCGCGCGGCAGACGCGGCAACAGATGCGGCGGCGGCAATGGTGGCGCTGCCCTCTCGAACGCGATTAGCGGCAGACGCGGTGGTCGTAACCGTCTCAATGATCGACGCAGCGCCGCGAACGCGTACAGACGCGGCGGCGGTGGCAGACGTGACGGCAACAATGGAGGCGGCGCCAATGATAGCGCCGTCCAAGCCGTAGTTGTAGCTGCCGTAGGTGCTTCGCCCGTAGCCGCTGCGATACGTCATTAGTCTAGCGTGATGTCGAGATCGCCCGCAGGAATGCGGAACACGTCGCCCGTGTCAATCGTCTTGCTGGCAGTCAGGTTGGCGTAGGCCAGCAGATTGCCGCCAGATGACGCGTCGAATATGCCGACGGCAACGACGGTGCCATATCCTGCCGTGGCGACGGGCCACTCTTCGGCGGCGCTATTTGTGGCCGTGTTGCCTGACACGGTAAACGCCGTGGCTTGACGCGCGTAGCCCCCGCCGGATACCTCTGTGCCGCCGCCGGTATCGGATGGCGCAACGGTGTAAAGCGCAGTGTGCCACTCGGTCGGGCGTGTCGCGCTGTTGGTGGTGAACGCCCATGTCAGGACGGTTGTCTCGAAGGTGTTGGTGAAGCTCATCTCAATACGCCTTTATCTTCATGCGGCGACCAGACCCGCCAAATTTCGCTTTATCATTGTCTGCATTTATACCACCAATCGCGTTCGCCTGCAAAGACGCCCAAACTTGGATACGCGCGTCGTCTTTCAGATACGGCGCAGAATGCACCAGCGAGCTGTATAGGTAGGCGTCGGGGAAGTATTCCAGCAGCCAGTTAGACGTGTTGCTATCGGACAGCGCGCCGATCTTGGCGTAGTAATATAGCTCCGTCGCATATGTGCCATCGGGAACGGGGAACACCTCGATCTCGCCCGCCGTGATCGCGTAGTAGCGCGGCTCGTATGTTGCGTTGGCCGTGCGCTGCTTGCGCTCCAGCAGCTGAAACTGGCTCAGCAGCTCAAGCGGCTGCGTGTTGCCCGAGGTAATATACATCCGTATGACCTCGTAGAAGTCAGACGGCACGGCGCTGTATTGCGTATCGATGTTGGCGTTGGCGCGCTTCTCCTGACGCCAGTGGCGTATCTGGCGGTTCATGTCTGCCTCGGCCAGCGAAATAAACGTCGGGATGACGCTCGTCAGGTCATCGCGGTCAAGAAAGTCGCCTATGCTGGATTGCAGCTCTGCGTATGTTGTAATTGCCATCTAACAATCCCATGCTTTGCGCGACCAGTAGTTGGCGCTTAGTTTGCTTGACTTACCTTTTATGCCGCCGGAGCGTGCGCAGTATGATGCTTTGCGCTTAGGCTGATCCTTCTTGATAGACATATTAGCGTCGCCGAAGTTAATTTTCTTTACCGTGTCACCCTCAACAGCAAGCACCTCAAACTTCTTTGGCCCGCCGCGTCTAGGTTTATTTACCGCAGAAAACCCGTGGCGCTTCTTGGCTGCTGCTATTTTCTCTGACTTGGTGCGGGGCATTATCTCATCGGGCCTCCGCGCTCGTACATTTGTAAAATTTGCGTAAAATTAGGAGACATTAAAATTTGCCTATATTTTTCTTCTCCAAGCTCTTTCTTCATTCTATCCAATGTCTCCGCATATTTTGGAATAGGATCAAGCTGCAATGAAGGTGGGGCTTGCTTTGCCTGATATGGCTGCACGGGTATACCTTGCGGAGCCTGTGGCGCGCCGTTTACTGGCGGCATAAGGCGCTCTATATTAGGGATGCCAGCATAACCTTCTTCGGGGTCTGTAAGATACTCCATTTCAAGATGGGGATAAGCCATGTGCTTTTGCGCATAATATCTCTCATTAGCTTCTTCGGGCGAAAGTCCTAAAGCTTCCGCTAGTGCCATTTCTCTGTGGTAAACATCAGATACAGCTTCGCTAATATGCTGACTTCTGTAGTCTTTTGGGCCTCGTTTCATTTGCAAAAGTTGCCGCGCCGTGCTTTCATAATTTTGGGCAGCAGGCATACCACCGCCAACAGGGATATTACCAAAAGTCATGCTCGGCGCGGCTGGCATACCACCGCCAACAGGTGTGCTGCCAAACGGCATGCTTTGCGCTGGACGCGCTTGCGGTCTGACTTGTGTTCGACCAGCCCCACCGCCGCGCGTCACTGTTGGGCGCGGGGCAGCTTTTGGCGCGATGCTTTCATCCGGCGCAAGCAAGCCACGCATCTGACGCAATTTGCGCATACGCTCTTCATCTTCTGACCCATATGGCGTTGCAAGAGCATTGGCCAGCACAGAGAATATACCGCCGCCCTCAAACTCTTTGCCAAACTTGCCAGCGCCACCGCCGTCGATCATATCAATGAAATCTAAAAATTTATCTGCCATGCTATTTCTTCTTTGCTGTCTGCGCTGATTTCTTAAATGCCTTCGCGGTAGGCGCGCCCTTGCTGCCTACCTTGCGCATCCTTTCGCCAGACCCAGCAGCAATGCGCTTACGTTTTGCGTGGATATTAGCGTATAAACCTTTCTTCGGCATCCTATGCTCCTTCGCCCCACTGGACGCATTGATAATCTGTTGCGCGATATGCAGGAAACATCTGCCGCGCGTATTCCAGCCCGCTCGGTATGGACTGTATGCACTGGCTCTCGCTCTGCATCACAGGGCTGCCAAACGAAAAGCAGTTACCCTCGACGCTGCAAAGCAAGAGCAGCGCCGTCCACATCACTTCTTGCGCGCGGTCATCGCCCGCTTCTTCGGCTTATTCGCCTTCTTTTTCTTCATCGCAGCGGCTGCAGCTTTTTTGCCTGCGGCTGTGTACGGGTACTTTTTCCCATCTACATTTGGCATCATAATCTCCATAAATTACGCGCAGCGTAACATATTGAGCGAGATTAGGCTATACCGCGCAAGTTCCTGCGTATCGCGCCACGCCAAGACATCATCGGGCCTGACAGTGCCGTTGCTGCATCTGACGCCATAGTCAAGCAAACAGCATCAGCTAAATCCGGCGAACGCAAGCCACGCTTGCGCATGCTATCTTTGCTTTCAGCTTGCATTTTGCCGGACGAGGTAAAGCTATACCGTATGGCAGTTAGATCAGCCCGCAAGTCATCATCTTCCGGCAGCTTACACGAACGATCCTCTAGCCACGCCTTTGTCTTAAACCACAGCTCAGTACGCAAATTATTATACGTCTCGCCCATGCTGGGAGCCTCGGCAACATTCACGCCACGCACAGGCGCGCCTAGCTCACGCAACCTATCAACCACACCAGCGCCAACGCCAATGCTATCTACAAGTATTTCATCAGGCTGCTGGCTGGGCGGCAACGCCTCATACTCAGCCATCACCCTGCCCACGGTCTGCATCAGATCCAAACCCTGCCACGACTTAACTTCCGTTATAACGTTAGACTCACGTTTGCAAAACGCCGTCCTGTCGCTACCAAATCTTGCCGGATCTATGGCCCACACAGTCTTCGCATTCGGCGCAAGCTCAATATCACGCTTCATAGCGCTCTCCACCAAATGATACGGCACAATCGTATCATCGTCGGCAAGAGGAAAATCGCCCATGACCCTTATCAAAAACGCGTTAGATTGTTCGCCATATCTCACGCGCATCTCGTCAACAAACTCTTCCGACACCAGCGGGCTATCTACGCATGACCAACGACGCGTCCACCAGCTAGATGCCATCTTTGTCTGGCTTTCGTAAAACGTTCCGCTGGATCTGGTCGGGTTAGATAAAAGTATCGTGGTCGCGTTGTGGCCCGACATTGATCCAGCAGCAGCCTCAAACACCTTCTCAGGCACACCGCTGGCCTCATCAACAACCAGCAAAACATGCTCTGAGTGGACGCCAGCCAATGCCTCCGGCGTTTCTGCGCGGCTGGTACGGGCCGATATAAACGCCTCTGATGCAGCAGCAGCAAGCTCAACGCGATCCGACTTCACAGTAAGCAGCTGCGATATTTCTTTAGGCAGCTCATTTATCCAACGCTTAAGCTCGGCAAAAAGCGCATCGAAAAGCTGGCCGCTGGTTGGCGCAGTCACAACAACCTTATTCGGAAACCGCAACAGCAAAAACCAAAGCATGGCCCAAGACGCGGATGTGGACTTTCCCGTGCCATGACCAGACCTAACGCTAATCTTGCGCTCGCCAGCCGCAATGGCTTGCAGAAACTCTGCTTGATATG